GAAGAAGCGCATTTCGCTCGTCATCAATCGGCTTCCGCCCCGGCTTGCGGGGCTGCATGCTGACGACAACGGCGCTCACGCCGGCACCTGCGATGCGGGCTTGCGCTTGCGGGCTGGCTTGGTTGCCTTGATGGCGTCCAGCAGCTTCTGCACCGTCTGCATGTTGGGGAGGTTGGATTGATGGCGCAGCCGGTAAACGGTCTTGGTAGACACGTTTGCAGCCTTCGCCACCTCTGCCACGTTCACGCCGCGCAGCAGTTCGGCCAGTTGTTCAGGGGTCACCATGTGGCCGATTGTGCGTCATCTTTGTCCAACTGGCAACCGACACCGCTGGACATTCCCGACTAACGCGCATGGGAATATGGCGAAATGACATCCGCCAGCCTTCGGGCTACCCTTGCGCGGAACTTGCGCAAGAAGATCGAACTCGACCTCGGCCCCGGGGCGCGGTTCAGCGTGCGCGCATGGGCACTAGGGAAGGAACTGGATGTGCGCTTGATAGATCGCCTCGTCAAAGGCGAGCACGCAGTAACGCTCGATAAGCTCGATGAACTTGCCGCCGCGTGCGGCCTGAAGCCGTGGCAGCTACTGCTAGATGATCTGGACCCGGCCACCCCAGCCGATGCGCCCATCAGCCAGGCCGAGCGCGACATGCTGCGCAGACTGCGGCGCCTTCTAGGCGACGACCTGCCACCCCCCTGATTCGGCACCCCCACAAGGGGGAGGAACCTTTTGCAACACGCGAAAGCCCCCTAGCTTCGGTCGGAATTGGACATCTTTGACTTGCACTGTGTTGGTCATCCGTGTCTAATACGTTCATCGGTTCAACGAACCAGCACACCGGAGAGACAGCATGAACAGCAACGACTTCCCGCAGGTGACCTTTGCAACAGGCAATGGCGTTCTGCGCGGCCACATCGTCGGCACCTTTGAACTTGGCGGCGAACTGTTCTATGTCATCCGCGACCAGTTCCGCGATGAGCGCGCTCTGCGTGCCAACGAGTTCCAAATCGCCTAACACGAGGTCTGCGCGTGATCCATTACCACGGCACCCCACTGACGCCGACTGCCGACATGGCTCAAGCGTTTGTGCGCCGGCACGCAATGGTCTCGTTTGCGCATCCGCAGCAAATGGAGATTGCCGCCGAGGTGTGCCAGTCCGTAGTGCTTGACAACGGCGCATTCCCGGCCTGGATGAAAGGCATCGTCTACGACTTCAACGGGTTTGCCGAGTGGGCCGCGAAATGGCTGCGTCACCCGTGCGTTGAGTGGTGCGTGATCCCTGACCGCATCGACGGCAGCGAAGCCGACAACGATGCCCTGCTACGCGATTGGGCCATGCCTGCTGCTGTCAGCGTGCCGGTTTGGCACATGCACGAAAGCGTGGCCCGCCTTGAGCGGCTGGCCGCTGACTTTCCCCGCGTAGCGCTTGGCAGTTCTGGTGAATTCGCAACCGTCGGCACCGAAGCATGGTGGCTGCGAATGGCCGACGCAATGGACGCTGTGTGCGATGCCGATGGACATCCGCTGGTGAAGTTGCACGGGCTGCGCATGCTTGACCCGGGCGTGTTCTCCAAGTTGCCATTGAGCAGCGCCGACAGCACCAACGTTGCCCGCAACGTGGGCATGGACAGCGCATGGCGCCAAGCCTACGCACCCAAGAGCCGCGCCATGCGTGCCCACATCCTGATGGAGCGCATTGAACACCACGCAAGCGCAGCTTATTGGGATCGCGCCGCCATTGGCGCTTATCAAAACAACCAACTGTTTGGCTAACCCATGAACGCCTACACCACCGAGTTTTTTAGCAACTGCCCTAACAACGGGCTGCGCATCAAGTACCGGCTTCGCATCGAAACCGCTGAAGTTATTCCGGTTGAACAGATCGTCGCCAAGGTGGAGAGCATAACCGAGGGCTACCACGAAGAAGTCGCGGATGAGCTGCTGCTGTCGTTTGGTGGTGCGCAGACGCTGACCGCAGATCACCACGGCGTGACGATTGAAACAACCAGGCAAGCCGCCTAACCCCAACACCCCACAGGAGCGCACACCATGTCCGCTTTGCTTGAAGCCCTCCGCACTCGCCAGCCGCTAGCAACGGCAAACCTGCGCGGCATGCAAGACCGCTACGAAGCGCCGCCCGAGCAAGACGACGCGCTTGATGTCGATGCGCAAACCGACATCGCAATCGAACTGATCGGCCGCGCCTGCCGTGCCCGCGACGCAGCGGCTACGGCTGATCTGCTGCGCGAGGCGGCGAAGCTGCTGGTGTGCATTGCTGATGAGGTGGCGCAATGAGCCGCGCCCACACTCCCGGCCCGTGGATAGCCGAGCAACGGACGCCACAAGCAGCCCACAGCGAACCCTACTGGCGCGTTTTAACTGCTGACGGTTCGTGCATGTATGTCGGCTGCGGTGACGTTGAAGACGAAGCCGACGCCCGCCTGATCGCCGCCGCGCCGGATCTGCTGGCCGCGCTGCAGGATGTTCTCAAGCGGTCGCGCCCCAACGGCAATGACATGACGCTGCAACGCATCAGCGCCATTGCGACTGCCGCCATCGCCAAAGCCACCGGAGCCGCGCAATGAACAGCGCATACATCGTTCTGTGCCTCAACGCCCAGCAACAGGCGCAGGATGAAGCGTGGATTGCGTACCTCGCCAACGTGCCGATGTCGTGGCTGCCATGAGCGCAAACCGCAAGCAAGCCGAGCGGGACGCATTCCGCGCAGTTGGTGAAACCTGCCCATACGTTGACGAAGCAATGGCAGATGCCACACGCACCATCAAAGAGCAAACAAACGCACTGCGCGAAGCCTTGATTGAAGCATGCCAGCGCGCCAACGAAGCCGAAGAACGCGCCGACGACTTGCAGTACCGCGTTGACGAGCTTGAGCGGGAACTTGACTTGGCAAGGGCCGCAGCATGAGCCGCTTTCCCCGCACGTTAGCCGACGCATTCCCCTCGGAGCGGTTCTGCGCCATGCGTGGCCCGTACCGCCGCGAATCCGGCTTTCTTCGCCAGGCAATCGGCACCGTCTGCGTGCTGGGCCTGTTCGCAATCATCGGTGCCCTGATCGGTGCCGGCTTCTGAGGATCACGCCATGAATCTCAACCATCCGAGCATCACCCGTGGCCCGCTGCTGTCGCACGAAATGCACCGCATCACCGTGCTGCCTGCTGGCTGCGATCAACAGGGCAGGCACGAAACGCGGCAGTGGCCGGACACGATCCCCACCGATCACGCTCCGCTGCCTGCTGAGTGCTGCACCGAAATCGGCGCCGATGACCCGTATGACGGCACGCAGGTTGTGCGCGGGCTGATGTCGGCAATCGGAATCACCGCAGTCATCGCCGCAATCGTCGCGGTGGCTGTCTAGTCACCGGGGCGCGGCAAGCGCCTGAGCGCGGGGGCCGGCTTTCAGCGAGTGTGCCGGTAGCCCAGAGCATCGCGCAATAGCCCGGCTGCACCGGGGCGCCCCGACCCATTGGAGAGAACGTGAAAAGCATTCTGTTTCGCATCCGCCACCGCATCGCGCTGTGGCTCTATCAACGCAAGCACGGCAAGTTCGGGCCGGCGCCGTTCTGAGGGGAAAACATGGACAAGATTGCCGCCGCGCTGGTGAAGGCACAACGGGGCTTTGCCCCTGCCCTCAAGTCCAGCAGCAACCCGCACTTCAAGAGCCGTTACGCCGACCTGGCTGCGTGCGTTGAAGCCGTCATTGACTCACTCAACGCCAACGGGATCATGCTGATGCAGAAGCAGCACCCGAGCGAAGGCGGGGTCAGCATCGAGACGGTGTTTGTGCATGAGTCGGGCGAGATGATGAGCGCCGGCACCCTGACCGTGCCCGCCGCGAAGCATGACCCGCAAGGCTACGGCTCTGCCCTCACCTATGCGCGCCGCTACAGCCTCATGGCTGCGTGCGGGATCGCTCCCGAGGATGACGACGGCAACGCAGCCAGCAAGCCGCGCAAGCCTCAAGCCGCGAACACCGACCCGGCTGCGGAAATTCGCGCAGGGCTGAAGCGTGGCGATGCGTCTGGTGCAGCGACCTACCTTGCCGGCCTGCCGCAAGCCAAGCTCGACGCCATCTGGTCGAAGCTGACGAAGCCCGAGCAAGACGAACTCACCGCTGCATGGCCGAAGGACGAAGCAGCATGAAGCCGCTGCCCGATCTGGACAACGAAGCCGCCATGCTCAAGCGCGGCCGGTTGTCTGTGATCGCATCAGCACGCAAGGACGCGGCAGAAACGCTGCGCGATGCGTACACCCTGATGCAGTCGAATGATTGGGCAGACCTCGCCACACATGCCCGGGTTGCACGCGATGCAGCAGACAGGCTGATGACGCTGGCGGCAATGTGGGACGAGGTGGCCTGATGCCCTACCCAAAAGCCCGCATCGTGCGCAGTGAAAAGTACCGCCGCTGGGTGGCATCACTGCCGTGCATTGCTTGCGGTGTGGAGGGGTTCAGCCAGGCTGCGCACGCAAACCACGGCAAGGGGCTGGGCATGAAGACATGCGACACGCACACGTTCCCTCTTTGCGCGCCGCATTGGGGCCTGATCGGATGCCACCAGCAGCACGATCTGTGCATTGACATGAGCCGCGAACAGCGCCGGGAACTGGAAACCCGGTACATCGCGCAGACGCAAGCATTGGCCCGCGATGCTGGGCTATTGAAGGAAGCCGCGTGAAATTCATCCTCGCACACGAACTAGCCCGCCGCCGCGCAATGGCTGCGGTTGCCGATGCACCAGCCGGTTACGTCATCACCGTGACTGAGCCGCGCCGTGGCCTTGCCATCAATGCAGCCTTGCACGCCAAGCTGACAGAGATTGCGCAGTCACGCGAGTGGGCCGGCAAGCGGTGGGACGTTGAAACGTGGAAGCGCCTTCTCACTGCCGCATGGGGCCGCGCAACGGGTCAAGCCGTGGTGATGCTGCCGGCGCTGGATGGTGCGGGTGTGGACATCGTGTTTCGGCGCACCTCCGAACTGACGCAAGCCGAGTGCCGCGATCTGCTGGCATTCATCGAAGCATGGGAAGCAGAAACAGAGGTGACAGCATGACAGACGCACAACTTGACGCGCTGTGGGCCGAAGCCTGCCAGCGTGACCAGCCGACCCGCGACATGGTGCGTGCGTTTGCGCGTGCAGCGATTGCCGCAGCGCAGCCAGCGCCCAAGACCCAAGACCCAATGCTAGCGTGCGAGATTGCGCCGCGCCCGCTGGCCTATCCGCTGGCGGACTACCACTGCGCAGGCGTGGCCGGCACCCGGCTGCACTACACCTGGACGGACAAGCCACACCGCCTGCTGTACGACCTGATCGCTGCTGTTCGGTTCTATGCCGCAGCGCACCCCCAGCAGCCAGCCCCAGCAGGGTGGCGGCTGGTGCCGGTAGAGCCGTCGAAGGAGATGCAGTGGGCCGGGTGCATCGCTCTTGACAACGCATCAGTGCGCGACCTTGACGCCACGCTAGACGAGATGGCCGCAGCATACCGCGCAATGCTGTACGCCGCACCGGCAGCACCCGGGGGCGCGCATGACTGACTGCAAACACCCCGCGATCACGGCCTGGCGCTTTGAAAGTGACGGCGAGCCGGCCGGCATGTGGTCATGCGCTGCCTGTGGGCACAAGTTCGTGCCGCTGGACATCCGGCAGGAGGACGACGCGAACAGGTATCGGTTTCTGCGCGCCGACTTCAGCCCGATGGGCTTGAACATCGACGGCAACCACGCATGGGCGTATCGGCGCAACGCCACGCTGAAGGGTCCGACCCTTGACGCGGCGATTGATGCGGCAGCACCCGGTGGCGGTGCGGGGCCTAACGGCTGAATTAACCGGCGCCCGTGCTGCGCTGGCAAGCGCGGACCCGTTGCGGCGTCCGGTTGAATGATGGGTTAGGCCACGCTGGTGGCAAAGCGAGGAAATGATGGAGAAGATTGAAAAAGACGGCTGCATTGCGGTGCTGTACTCGCCAGGCTTTGGCGCCGGATGGAGCACCTGGGCCGACGACGACCAGAAAGAGGCGTTGTGCATGGATGCGCGGATCGTCGGCCCGTTTGTGGCTGGCGACAAGGACGGCGCGGTCGCTGCCGCTGTTGCTATGTTCCCCGACCTCTACACCGGAGGCGCCCGCGATCTGGAAGTGATGTGGATCGAGAAGGGCAAGGCTTTTGAGGTGGAGGAGTACGACGGCAGCGAAAGCGTGCATGTTCTGGGCGCCCGCACGTATTTGGTGGCCTAACTCCAAGTTGACCGGCGCGTAGCGTCCGGTCGAACGACAGTTAGGCGAACGAGGAACGTATGCCCTACATCATGAACGACCGCCAGCCCGAGCCGACGACCGACCTGATCGACACCGCGCACATTGCCGCCGACCTGGGGCTGAAGCGCGACTATGTGACCCGCAAGGTTGTCAAGCGCCCGGAGTTCCCGCTGCCCGCGCTGGTGCTGTCGCGTAAAACGGTGAAGTGGTGCCGCCAGGCTTACGAAGCGTGGAAGGCCAACCACCTTACCCGAGCTTCCGCGCAATCTCGCTAGCGGTCTTGCGGTAGTACCGTTGCAATAGGATGCCCATGTCCTTGTGCCCGCTCACCCGTGCCAGTTCAAAAGGGTCCAGCTTGGATGACATGCGGGTCAGTGCTTCCGCTCTGGAATCGTGGAAGGTAAAGCCCGACAGCCCAGCCCGGACACGCGCCTTGCGAAACAGGGCATCCAGGCTGGCGCCGTCCACTGTCCAGCCGCGCCAGGAACGGAACAGCCGCGCCGCAGCCCTTGACAGCGGAACGTCCCTGTCTTCGCCGTTCTTGGTGTCCAGCAGATGCGCCACGCGGGATTCAAGATCAACCGCACCGGGTGTCAGGCTCAGAATTTCGCCGGCCCGCATAGCCGTGCGCAAGCCGATCAGGAAGGCTAGGGCTACCTCCTGCTGTTTTGTCGCAACCTGGCCCGTTCTGTACCCCAAGGCGCGGCATTGCTGCCTGACCTCGCGCCAGCCGATGCGCCGAGTGCGTGGCCTGTTCTCAGCCGGGATTGTCAAGCCGTCCAATGGGCTGGCGTCGATCCACTGCCACTCACGAATCGCCAACTTGAACACCGACCGCAAGACGGTCAGATCGCGCCTGACTGATCCCGGCGTGACACCTTGCAACCGATGATCCCGCCACTTCGCCAGATCAGCCGCCGTCAGGTCTTGCAGCAGTTTGCCGGCCCACGGCTCACGCCCGAAGGCCGCAAGCCGCTTGACCTCCCATGCGCCGCCCTTCTTGTTGGGGCTGACCTCCTGCGCGTACTTGTCCAGCGCCTGCAAGACTGTGTAACGCGGCAATGCGCCACGCTTGCGGGCCAGCAGATCGGATTCAACCTGACGCGCCCAGGCTTCTCCTGCCGCTTTGGTGGCGAAGGTCTGCGACTGCCGAACACCAAGCCGCGCAACCTGCACGCGCCAGCCTTTGGCGGTCTTGTAGAAGTGGGCCATATGGGGAAATGGCGGGGAATCGTGGGGAATCCCACGCCACGCGATGAACGGAACGGCCGCAATGTTGCGCCCACCCGTGGGGAACCCATCTCCCCATTTCTGCCCTTGCGCCCTACTGATTTGACTGCTACAAACGGAATCAAACGGCACACACGCAATTGCCGTTGTTGCCTGTCGGAGGCACCATGCCTCCCTATGAAAACGCCCCGGGATGGGGAAAAGTTGGGGAACCCGCATGACTGACGCCACCCTAGAGCGCCTGGCCCGTGAGGCTGGCCTACACAACGATGGCTCATGGTGGTTTGACGCCGACTCCAACGCACAGAGCGATGTGTCAACCGCTGCCCTCGCCCGCTTTGCAGCCCTTGTGCGGGTGCAAGCTCTGGAAGATGCGGCGCTGACTTGCGAGGGCATTGCGATGGACGACAAAACCGGCTACGGCATTGCCGAAGACTGCTCCGCAGCAATCCGCGCTTTGAAGGATGCCCCATGACTGACGACACCCGCGCAGCTATGGCCCAAGCGCATCAGTAGGTGGATGGCCTATGAACTTTCAGGGCGGACTACCCCTACCCCGTTGGCCTCCCTCCCTTGAGGTTTCCAGCCGACCGGCCCTTTACCAAGACGCCTTGCCCTGTTGGGGCTATCGGAGGCCAGTCCGCTCCCTCCCAGCACTTACGGACACGGCGGTTAATGTGGCAAACCGTGGCCGCGCATACGCTGCAAAGAGGCATCCGCCATTGCTGGCGAGTCTTGTATATCCGCGTTCGTTTCCTACTTGCGACGGGCGGGGTCCACCCGGGGGCCTGATCCAAGGCCGGCGCCTCCGTGCAGTGTGGCCGTCAGCGGTGCCGTCACGCTTTGCCACTCACCGCGCCTGCGGAGTGCCAGAAAGGCGAAGACCCGTAGCGGGTGCCCATCCGTGCTTGGCGGCTGTTGACGCGATGCGTCTACGGATGAGCCCATTACGGGCCTTCAGGGTCAATTGTGTGCCAACGCCGCCAAGCAGTGACAGGTGTGATTTTATACAGGTCAGTGCAAACCCGCAACACTTACCGCACGATTCGTGCTCTTCGCGTGAGAGGATGAGATGACGCAGACACCAGAAAAGCACGCCCGATGCGGGATGGCGCCGACCGTTAGGGGCGCCCTAGTCAAGTGCCCAAAGTGCGGGGATTCTTCGCAGTCTGCCAGCTTGGCAAAGGCAGTTGCGGCATGGAACAGGACGCAGCGGGAATCCGTTAAAAACACGGCAGTTTCTTAACACATTGAGGAAATATGTATGAACATTGAACCAGCATTCCCACGCGATCACTCGCATGATGGACATAACGGCATGGACCTGCGCGATTACTTCGCGGCAAAAGCAATGCATGCAGCCGTGTGCCACATGGCCGCAAATGACACAGACGGTCTTACATTTAGAGAGCGAGCAGATTGGGCATACAAGCAAGCAGACGCAATGTTAGAGGCGCGAAGAAATGAAGATTGAGAGGATGCGATGAACGAAGACCGCGCCGATTTGGTGCTGGCAATCCTTAAAGGATTTGTGTTTGCCGTCATTGGTGGCGGAATCATTTGGCTTGCGGCGATTGGCGCATGAAGTGGATCAAACTTCCGAAGTGGCCCCCGCATTGGACGGCATGCGCCATGAATGCGTGGGGCGTTGAGGTGGAGCAGACGGACGGGCGCGGGAACTACCGTCACCGGACGTTTGACGACAACCTAAACCCAACGCCTTGGGAACTTGGACCTCACCCGATATGCGAACGGCTGCGCGCCGAAGGCAAGGAAGAAACGGACGAGTATAGGAACGCTAGGAACCGCCAGTTTTAGCGTAGTGGCTGGCCGTTGCGCTCTAGGATCGTCAACAAGCTTTCATTGCCGGGGAAGACAACAAAATTGCTGCTGCCCTTCCCGGCGCCCCTGCTGCCGCCGTCTAGGTAGCGAATTCCGGGTACCCCAAGTTTGCGCAGTTGTTCCGCCACTTCTGGGCTTGCTGCCCATTGGCCTTTGCCTTTGCCATATGCAAACAACGCTTCACTTCCGGTCGGATCGTAAACACTAGGCGCAGCAAGGTCGCCCCACGCTGCTGCTTCTGCTGCCGTTGGAGACTGCGCCTCAATGGCCCGCATGGGAGCGACGACAGGCTCAAAGAAGTCTCTGATGTGCTTGGGCTGCTGACTCAGCGGCTTATCCCAATCCAGCATGCGGGCGATTTGATCGTCGGGGAGGTCTACTTTGTAGAGGGAGCCTAGCGATTGCTCCTGATACTTCGGGATCTGCTTTTGCGAAGCAATCCAGTCAGCCCGCGCCAACTTCTCCTTGCCCGCTTTTGTCGCCCAATCTTTGCCGCGACTCAGCAGGTCTTGTGCTTGCTCTTGCAGCGCCTTCACGGCTTTCCACTTGTCGCCACCTGACCCAAAAACATCAAGCGCGGCTTGGTGCGTCATATCGTCGGCATTAAACGCGGCCCCATCAACGCGCATGTCAATGTCGCCCAACGAGGTCTGATAGCTTTTTGCAACGTCAGGCGATTCGGCAAAGTACAGCCCATGCCCGTAAGCCTGCGCACCCTCGCCCGTGCCGATCTTGCTGGCGTCGAACTTGTTGAACTTGTGCGGGCTACCGTGCCACACCGTAGCCGCACGCATGGCCGCATCGTCACCAAACCCGCCAACCATGCCCAAGGCCGCAAGAGCATTGCGCGGAGACAGCGGCGCCATCATCGCAACGTCAGCAGTCTCAGGCTTCAGGAAAGGCACGTTCGCCTTGCCCTTGTTTGTCAGCGGCTCACCGTAGGACACACGCTGCGCAGTCGTGGCTAGGCTTTGGAGTGATGCAGCATCTGCAAGCAATCCGAGAACGGGATTGGCCTTGCCACCAGGCATGCGCGGATCAGGCCGCTGTGCGTAGTCCTGAGCCCCTTGCAGGGCATCCGCAAGAAGCCCCATCAGCTTGTTGCGGGGAGTGGCGCGCATCTGCGGTTCGGCCAGCAGGCCAAGTGCGTTAGGCATCGTCGTTCACCTTCGGCTGACTCACCAGCCGCGTCACCATGAACAGGCCACCCAGCACCGCAGGGATGCGCTCCGGTGCTAGCCCAAGCCACTGAAGGATGGCCGATTGCTGATCTGGCGGGAGACTGCCGAACAGCACCGCAAGGGCTGCGACCTGAACCGACAGCATGCGCCACGAACGGCGCCAGTTCGGGATCAGGGCCGGGACAACCAGCGCGCCAGTTCTTCCAGCGCCGCCGCCCCTGCTAGAGCCACGCACAGCCACGCCAACACCCCCTCGGGTGTCAGTTTCGGCAGTTTTATCAGCCCCATCACTTTGCGGGTTAGGCTCATGCGCCATTGTCAGCCCCCTTCACTTTCTGCGCACCTGCAAGACTTGACAGCTAGCGCAACGAGAAAACACACGGCTAGAACTCCGATCCGGCCTAGGTCAAATTGCAGCAGCGCGGAACACTGCGCCTGCCCCGGTTCGATTTCCCACGGGCTGAAGATGTAAGCCACAGAACAGCCGGCAACCATCAATTCCTCACACACCCACCAAGCCGCCACAAAGGCCGCTAGCGCGCTTTTCAGCTTCCAGACAACCGCCACTAGCAGGCATGCCCTTGCAAACGCTCCTAGCGCGTTCCATGCCTGCGCCTGATGCTCTGCCGGGAACCACGCCCACCCGTAGTGAACGAGTACCCCTAGACCGATCAGGGCAGCACAAGAAACGGCATCTCTACGGTGGTTTCTATCGGCCATCCAAGGGCGTGGACTCTGTTGCACTTGTACTGAAGCACGGTTTGCATGATTGCCGGCCCAGGCTTCGCAGCAGGCGGGACGACAAACGCCACCGCCAGAACCCCCGGGCTTCTGCGCTCCATGCTGGCGATTGCTTCGGCTGATGCCTGAGAACGTCCCAGGTCAAAGCGCGTGCCGCGACTGTCGTACACATACCGCGAGAACTCGGTGTTGCACTTGCGGTCAGTGTCTCTGGTAACCCTTGCCGTGATCGTCACATAGTCACCGGCATAGCCTTGAGCCGGGTTCGATTCATGCAGCACGAACGGTGGCGCACGGTCTGCTGCGTAGTAGATCACCAGCATTCCAGCTAGAAGCAGGATCACACGCGCCACCCACTCCGTCGCAATCACCGCATGATTGAGTGCGCGGGCTATTTCCATAGAGCCTTCAACCATTCGCCCGCGTCGCGCCACAGCAAATCCTTGAGCATCCATGCGGCGGTTATCCATGTGACCCACCCTCTGACGGCTTCAATGCGTGATTTTCGCCGCGCCTTGAGCCATTCCATATGCGATTGTTCTTCGGCCAGCGCCTGCAATCTGGCGCGCTCCGAATCGCTGAAGTCTGGTTGCTTCCCCACATGTCACCGGATGGGCTTAGGCCCGCCTCCGCCGCCGCTTTTCTGCTGATCCGCTTCCTCTGCCATCTCTGCCGCTTGATCTTCCATTCGCCGCTGACTGCGCCAGGCCACATAGCAGGCGATCAACACGCCCACTGCGATGATGGCCGACAGGGCTGCGAGGATGGTGCCGAGTGTTTCGATCATGGTCAGGCCAGTGCAAAGTCAATTGAACGGGTGGTTCCGTCTGTGCCTTTGAACGACAGGCGCACGGTGCTGTTGTTCGGGAAGGTCAGCACGGCATCTTGGTTGTTCAGCGTCGGAACCGTGCCTTGCAGCCGCTGGATCAGGTTGCCGCTGCTGTCGAGCCGCAGCCGGTTGTTTGACGTTCCAAAGGTGCCGTAGCACCAGCGGTATTCGTACCCCTCGGAGGCTTGCGACATGCCGACCTCCCAGCCGGCAGAGGCATTCACCCGGTGCTGGGTGTACGAAGGCGCGGTGTCTGCGCTGGTGTCCAAGACAGCCGGGATGGTGGTCGATGAGGTCTTGACATGCAGCCGCCCAGCCGGGGAAGTGGTCCCCATGCCGACATTGCCGCTGCTGTCCTTGTAAATCTGTCCGCTGCCAAGGTTAAGCACCCCCGTGCCGCCCGTCAGAGTCCCGGTGTAGGATGGATTTGCAGCAGTCAGGAACGGCGAAGTCCAGCCGTTGCCTGAGTTGGCATAGATCGAAGCGATGAACGCATAGACCGTGCGGAAGTGGTCGTCAATCACATTGACCGCCGACGAATCAGCGATCAGCCCGCTATTGCTTGCAGGCGTTGCGGACAGATCGGCAAAGGTGCTGGGTACGGCCATGTGCGTGCCTCAATGAAAAAGCCCGCGTGTGCGGGCTGTGGGGTGGGTAGTGAGTGGCTTTTAGAACAAGCCGCCGAGCAAGCCCAGCGCGCCAGCTTGGCGCCTTCGATTGGTTGCAACTTCCTCTGCGATCTGCTGGACGGACAGCAAGCCGGCTTGCGCATCGTCTCCGCGAGAAAGCAGAATCCTTCCCATCGCATCGCGCACAGGCTCAGGAGTAGCAACCCTGTTCCACGATGACGCCGCCTTGTCCATCAAGCCCGGGAAGTTGCCGGTCTTGGCGTCAACAGCAGCAGCACCAAACTGCCGGATTGCTGGTGCATCAAGGTCGCCAGCCCCGTACTGTCGCGCCGCCGTCTGCGAACCCCTGCCGACGCTTTCAAGCGCTTTTAGGCGACCCTCTGCGGCAACGCGGGAAGCGAACTGACGGAATGCCCGTTCATCGGGAAACATGGCTTGCAGCTTTTCCCGTGTGGCTGGCTCTTTCCACATCTTGATGATTTCCGTCTGCCCAGCCTCTCGCCCAAGTTTGGCGCGCAGTGCCTCAAACGCTCCGACGCGGAACCCGTCAAGCTCTGACGCGCCCATGCCCTCAGTCAAGCCCCGGATTGCGTCACCGTCCTGCGTCATCGCCTTGCGCCCGACATTGGCCGCATCAATGATTGCAGACGGCCCAGCAAACGCAGAGCGCGCAACGGCATAGGCGCCATTGGTGTCCGCGTCCAACCGCTGCACAAGCTTTGTCCGAAGCTCCCAGATCGCGTTACCCAGCGGGTTTGCTTCTCCAGTTGCAGCGTTGATGCCTCGCTTGGTGTAGATCGTGTCCAGCGCTTGCTTCAGAAAGTCCAGGTCGCTCATGGAGTAGCCCTGTTGCGCCGGGCGACTGTTCATCAGCGTTGAATTCATCCCTGCGGATGGCGCCGCTTGGTCAAGCGAATAGGGCCGCAGCTTTGCGCCGGCAATCTCGCGCCCTAGCTTAGTGGCACCCAACTCCCGAGCCGCATCAATCAGCGCATCCAGTTCGGGCGCCGCAGGGACCGTGATCTTCCGCAGATTCGTGTAAAGCGGGCCTGCGGCTTGTTCGCGTTCCTCAATCAGCCGGCTGACGGTTGATCGCAGCCGCTGCCCTTGCGATCCAAGCGCATCATCGGCAGCGCCGATTAGCCGATCAGCCCGAGATGCCTGGCGCGAATGAATCAGTCGCTCTGTTGCGTCCTTTGTCTGCCCCGGCAGGGTTGCCAGCGTGTCAAGTAGCGCCCGCACTGATGTGCCGCCAGAGTCGGCCACGGATGCTTCCGGCCCCAACTTGCCAAGCCGCGCCGATGCTTGCGGGATTGGGTTCGTGATTGCGTTCCCTCGGGTGTCGCGCAAGAACGCTTCCGCCACTTTCTCCTTTGCCATGCGCGTAGCTTGCGAGTCGCTGAAGCGCGCCGCCACGTTTTCTGCCACAGCCCCGGCACCACGAAGCGCGGGCATTAGCAGCAAAGGCGCAGCGGCACCAATCGCGGCAGACTTCAGCGCATCGCCGCCCATGCCCTCGGGGCTGTCTGCTTTGGATGAGCCAAAGCCCTCAACCGCACCAGACGCAACACCAAAACCAGAAGCAGCCGCCAGCCCACTAAGCAGCGGATGATTGCGCTGCAAGTTAGCCACCAATGCCGCACCATTCGGAGAAGCGCGGAACGCTGCCGCTGCCTGTGGGGCCATCCGCTGAATACCTGCACCAATGGCTTGCGGAGCGCGGACAGCCAGAGGCAGCGACGCCGCCCCGCGAGTCAATGCCGTAGTGACGGGGTTTTCTTCTGCCTGCTTGTCAGCAGCACCGCGCAGCATGTCCCGGGTGTCTCGGTAACCTGCGCCGAACCCATCACCCTTGAGCATGGAAACAGCGCCACCAACAGCCCCGCCGATTTCATCAGCGAAGCCAAAGGTTGGGCCTTGAGCAACAGACGCCAAGCCTTGCAGCGCAGCACCGCCAACGCTCTTGTTCATGTCGCGCCCGCGCTGATACGAGGGGCTAAGTGAAAGGGCGTTCTTCTTCAGCGCCTTTGCAATGTCGGCTTCAGACATCCCATCGGGGAACTCAAGCGTTTGCCCGTAGGCTTCGATGTATTGCGCCATGTCAGCCCCCCACAGGCTCAAACGTGCCGGTTGCCGGGTTCCATCGCTTCGTTGGCTTTGGTGCGCCTGCCGCCGGCTTCTGGGGGTCCGTGTTGACGCTTCCGCTAAACACCGAATCCGGGTCTAGGTTGTAGCGCTTGGCGCGAGTTGAAAAGTCAGCCTTTGCCGAGCCAATGCGACGAGTTGCCACGCCTTCAAAAGCAGACATCATCCCGAGCATTTCATTGCGCTGGGTTTCGCTCAGTTGCTCGCCTGTGGCAAGCCTGTTCAGGTAACCCTTCATGCGATCAAGCAGGCCGGCAGTGTTTGAGATGGCCGCATAGTCAGCCTCGCGCACGGCGCCCTCCGGGTCCAGCATCTTCGCCATTGAATAGATGGCGGCTTGGTCCTTCATCGCCCCGGGCTGTGCCAGAGCCGTCTTGATCTTGCGTGTTGCGTCAAGCACCAACGTATCCAGCTTCGTGACTCCCTTGAAGTCATCGAACAGCCGGCCTTCCATCTCAAAGCGATCTTTCGGCTTCAGCCCAAGATTGTCGGGCGGGACGATCACGCTTGTGCCGGGTTGATGCGTGGTCATCTTTCGCCCGTAGTCAGCCATTGCAGCGACGAATGCAGGCGTGTTGTCGCCGTGGATCATCTTCAGAACGCGGATGGCTTCCGGGTCTTTCTCGGGCTTCTGCGGCTCTTGATACAGCGGCTTGAACGTCTGCGGGTCAAGCACGGTATTGCCGACAATCAGCGGCTTCCTGGCCTGCGGTGACAGCGTTTCAATCTCGGGCGCACTCAGGCCCGCACGCTC